AAATGAACCACTGTTACCTGTGGATGCCACAGTTGGGGTGGTCACTGTATCGGAATTGGACAATTCCACCGCAGCAACGCCAGAACCTGTGTTTATCAGTGAAACATAGTTTGTTTGATCATTGGTAGTGGCTTCAATCAACAGCGCAGAACTGGCTGAAGTTGTCAAATTTAGGGCGTATGTGCGACCGCTTGGGCGCATTACAGAAGTGTTGACCATGTTTAGTCCCTCAGTAGTTTGATGAATTATAGGCTTACAAATAGAAAAAGCCACCCCTTTTGAGGATGGCTTTCTCACTTATTCCATGCGGTTTATGGCAGGAATGACAGGTCGTAACCGTAGATGAAAACATCAGCAGTAGCAGCCGCGCCTTGTGCGGTTGTGTTGCGGATGTAAAGGGGTGTGCCAGTTACTGCATCGGTAGATGTAGCAGCAGTCACGACCACTTTGGCTGCGGTGGTGTTACCAGTTAAAGCATAGGCGGTTTTGATCGCTGTGCCAGTAGCACCAGCGCCTGTGTACACAGCCAATTGCGCTGTGGTCAGGTCAACAGATGCGTTGGTAACAATGATGCTTTGAACGCTAACGCGACCACTTGCCAAAATAGTGGCAACAGTGTCTCCGACAGAGTTCAAATTTACGCCTTCAGCAGACGCAATCAAACGCAAGGCTTGATTGGTTGCCAAATTGCTTGGGTGGTTTGTGTTGGTTGTTGCTGGTCCGGGATTTGCCATGATGTGGTTTCCTTAAAAAATTGGTTAATTAGGCTGCAACACGGCAGGCAAGTTCTGGGTACAGCGGTGCCCAGCCATAAAGCACATCAACGCGAGTCGGGATCGAATCGTTGTTGATTGTGTATTGGCGAACAACACGCATTGACAGACCCAATTCCTTATCGCTTGCGCGACCAGCAAAATGAACGCCATCAGGCAATTCCAAGTCAGCACAGGCCAATGTGAAAGCATTTTTGTGCATCACGATATTCTGTGGAGACACAGTGCCAGTGTTGTTGAATGGAGTCACAACAGCAGATGCGCTGGTGGAAGCCAAGCTAACGTTTTGGAACTGACCACCAGTGATGATGGCGGGGCTTACGGTCACAGAAGTTGTGCCAGAAGTTGCCACGGTCACAGGTGCGGTCACAACAAAGTTACGCAGTTTGTTGCTGCCGTAGGCTTGACGGTTTTGTGGGTTGACTGCAAAGATGCCTGCAATCTGAATCACATCACCTTGTTTCAAGCCAGCAGTAGCTGTGGCAGCGGTCAATGCAATGGTGGAAGTTGATGCCCAGCCAGTTGAAATGAAGCCTGTGCCAGTGGTGGTGTTGCAAGACAGGGTAGCGGTTGCATAAGAACCGAATGTCTGTGCCACAACGTTCTGATCCATCTTCCAGTTCATGCCTGCGGAGTCACGACCCATCATGCCTTTGCTGTATTGGCTAGAAATTTTGTCTGAGGGAACAAACAAACCTTTCAAGCTGTCAACAATGGTTGCGCCTGTGAACGGCTCAACGATACATGAACGGCGACCGTCACGGGGTGCGCCCTCGCTGTCCAGATAAGCACCAGCGGTCAGGTAAGTGATCAAACCTGTGGGTGGTGTGCCAGCAGTACCAACAATGTTGGCGGTGTTGTTTTTAGCCATTGTCAGACCGTCAAAGTCGATCTTGTTAGCAATAGCTGCAACAGCAGGCTTCAACACGCGATCAGAGAACATATCCAAAGACAACGCCAAATCTTGGGTTGTGAATTGGGTGTCAACGTGGAACTGTGTGGACAGGGTGACAGGCACTGATGTTTCGTTGAAATCTTCAACGTTCAAAGCAGGGCCAGTTGTGCCAATGAAACGACCGGGTTTGCGGACGTTCAAAGTAGCACCGATCTTTGCGCCAGTAACGGCGAATTGATCGTCATAGTTTCTTTCGACTTCGCTAGAGAAAGTCAATTCGTTTTCCAAGACCATCAACGCTTCGTTGGTGATCATGCTGATGGTAAGCAGATTGTTGCTCATTTTGTTTCCTTAAAAGAATGGGTTTAGCGAATCTTTCCAGCCAATCGTGCTGCTCTCCAAGCCTGATATGAACCATGAAATTGACCATCACTGGTCAGGTTTACATCACGCCCGTTAGCTGCTGATCTGATTGGATTGATCGGCGCGGGTGCTTTACTTTTCCCAACAACAGGCTTTGCGTCAGTCTTTTCGTACTGTGCTTCCAATCTCCCAATTGCTCTCAAGGCGGCGGTCAAGGTCATGCCTTGCAATTTCACAGCAAAGTCAGGGTTTTCAGCAAGGTGGTACAAGATGCGTGGGCCAACATCTGATTCAAAGATTGCATCCCGCACTTCGTTACTTACCGTAACGTCTGTGGAATTAACCATGTCATCAAAGTCTGGCATTTCAGCTTTGGCTGCCTTTACCCGTTGACCCCATGCGTCTATCAGCTTGGCGTGTTCGGCGGCGGCTTTGGCCTGTGCATCCTTTTGCTTTTCTTCCTGCAATCGCTGCTCTACACGATAGTCTGTCAACGCCTTGGCGTATTCATACATATCGCTGAACTGCTCTGGCAACGGTTCTGTTTCGGCTACTGGTTCAGCTTTAGGCTGTGTTTTCGCTTCCAGTTCCCTAACCTTTGCTTCCAAATTTTCCCTAGCTTCACGTTCCCTACGGGCTTCTTCCCGTGCTGCTTCGCGTTGCTTGGTTATCTCTGAAAACCGTCTTTCCAGCTTAGGATTTTGTTTTCGATCCTCTGTTGCTGTCGCTTCGTTCTCTGCCTCAGTTGGTTCACTCTGTCCTTGATCAACCTCTTGCGGCTCTGCCTGTTGGACAGCCTCGCTTGGGGATGGATCAGCTAAACCCATTCTCTTGGCATTAAATTCAGCTAAATTTTCACTTGTCACCACATTGGCGGCAAGTCTTTCTGCTACTTCTGACATTGAGTTACCTCAAAGAATTCACCCAGTTGACCCAACTGGTAAGGTTTTGTGGTTTTTACCACGAAATTTTCATTGCGTCAATCATTGCATGGGTTGCTGTGGCATTTGTTGTTCAGGTGGGTTAACCAATGGGTTAGCACCGTGCGAAATGTCTTGTGCCGCAGCCGCCGCAAATGCTTGTTGTTCAGCGTTTAGGCGTTCAATCTCCATCAACAACTGATCTGTGGGCATTCTTGCAATAAGCATTTTGACCAATGCATCAATTTCAGTTTTGTTTTGGCTGGTGATAGAACGTGTGTTCTGATCGTTGACCTTAACTTCTGCCATTGTTTCGGTGTTGTGCGCCCTTGCGGTAACGTCCATGAGTTTGCGTTTATTAGCGCCTTCCTCGCGGATTTGGGCAACCTGACCACGGTTATTAATCTCCAACTGGGCGGCTTGCAATTGCTGTTGCATTTCTTGCAGTTGTTGTTGGGCTTGTGCCAAACGCATTTGCACTTCAGGCGGTACGTCTGATTTCTCGTCAATATTTGCCATTGGGTTCATGGCAGCAAGGCGGTCGGCGATAACGTCCGCACCGGGGAAGTCCATGTTTCGGAAAACCAAGTCACCCGCAATATTGAACAATTCCGCATTGCCTGTAAGCAGCGGCATCATGGCTTCGACTGCTTGCTGGCGCTTAGTCTGGAAGCCCGGCCCTGTGTCCATTACCACATCATATTCGCCCACTGTTACATCATTTAGCATTTCACCAACTTCGTTCTTTTCGTTGATGGTGGTCATGTCTGGTTGACCGTCTGAACCAATGATCCGCATTACCCGTTGGGTATCGTAGATGTGTGGGATCAAGTCCAACAGGATTTTGCCTGTATGCCTAATTGATCGGGTCATGTTGTCGTAGAAGTGGAAATTGCTCAAATCCACCTGATTCTGTTGACCAGCTAGTGCCTTTCCTGAAATATTGCCACTAGGTAATTGGTTGGGATCAAGGATGCCCAGCACCATCTGCAAGTCTGCGGAAATAGCGCCAGCGGCTTCCATGATGCCTTGGGGCGGTGGTTCTGGTTGCAGTCTGGTTGGCACGGGGGCTGGAACGCCCTCAATGTCTTTCTGTTTGTAACGCAGCACAGGGCTTGACTTGATGTTTGCCAGCGCCCATTCGTTTTCGTGTCCCTCGTCCTGACCCTCTGCCAGCAGCCACTTTGCCTTTGGTGCAAGGGCAACCGATTCGGTCATGCTGGTGCGCCAGAAGTTATACATACGCTGTGGGTCTTTGGCAAACCTGACCAGACCGTATTTTTTGCGTTTATCGTCAACAATAACCTGTGCGCCATAGCAAGGAACAACAGGGATGTACTTGCCAGCCCATGTCTTTTCTTCCAAAACTTCTAGGGCGGTCATCTTGACCCACTTAACTGCCTTGCGGAAGCTGTCGCGTTCATCAAGCACAGTCAAGCCAGCAGCTTCAACCCGTTCAAAGAATCGGTCAGAGTCAGCAAATTGGCGTGTGCCATCACTCAGCAAATACAGCTTGGCCCGTTCACGTTCAACATAAAAGAATTCAGCAATGCGAATATCTTCCTTGGTGATCCAGCTTGCAGTGTCATCCCCTGTCGACCGTTGTGTGAAGTTAGCACCATCATCAGCGTTAGGGTAGTAATCCTTGAAAACCTTTTTATCCAACACTGTGGTGATCAGGCAACGTTCAGCGTCTGACCCATCAGGCAATATTGAATTCGGGTCAAAGTACACGGTGAACGGGTTGTCAATCGTGTCAATGTAGATTTCTTGGTCGAATGAATCTTCGCTGACATAGCGGGTATTCACACGCCAATAGCCCCAGCCCATCCGCACAGCGTAGTCAAAGGCGGTGTCGTAGGCAGTATCAGCGTTTGAATTGACCTCAATGTGGCGGGTCATGCCTTCGATCACTTGGGCAATCTTGTAATCAGCCAAGTTATTCACAGGATGTACCTTGATGCGTGGGCGTTGCATCCGCTGCTGGTTGGTTACCTGTCGCACATAGGCATCAATCTTGTTGATGGTTAGGCAAGGTCGTGCTTCCACGTTTCTGCTGTTTTGTATCTCAACAGGCCATTGGTCGCCAGCAGCAAACTTAATGTCTTGCAGTGCTTCGGCGCGGTTTGTGGAATCTGCGTCATTGACCAACCGCCAAAACTCTATGGCTTTGTTGATTCTGTCGTCTTTGCCTGATGCGTCTTGGTATGCCATATTTGCCCCTTTTGGGAATTATCCCATCCAACTGCCAGCCATTGCAACCTGTGCCTTTGGCTTGCGTTTTGGTGTGTCTTGAATCATCAGGGCAATGTAGCGGAATGCGTCTGCCCCGTGCGAATAGTGATCGTGTAATGGGTTGCGGCTGAATTGCCCTGTGTCTGGATCAACTTCATAACGGTAGTGGCGCAAGCAGTTAATGCCCTCTGCGGCGTGTTCACGGTCAAACCAGCAGCTTGGAAATATTGTTCTGGCTGCGTTGATTGAGTCAAGGATTGGCACTTTAGGCAGAATTCGCGTCTTGTAGCCTGCCGCCCTCACAATGTCATCAATGGAACGCCCAGCCGCTGCCAGTGTCTGGTTCTCAGCGTCATGGGGTAACCAAACGGTGTCGTACACATACCCAAACGTTTGCATGGTCGCCAAGTAATGGGACATGGTTTTCTGGCTATCTTCAATGTACCGAATCAAACGGGTTTCCATGCCCACAAACTGGAGAAACCAGATTGATGTGCTGTCAGACCAGCCAAGATCAAAGATTGCGTGGACGGGCTTTGTTGCGTCATAGGCCACACGGGTTAGCCTGCCCTCAAGTTCTGCCTGCTGAAGTTCCTTGGCAAAGATAGCGCCATCGACTGATTGGCGGCATAAGCCCTCCCAGACTTGGTTGTAGGCTTCTTGGTCGCGGTGCTTTAGCGCATCCTTTTCCAACCGCAGGGTTTCAGGAAACCAAGGGTTGTCTGACCAGTTGATCTTGATCTGGATGCAGTTATCAGGCGGGTTCACCACAAACCGCTGATAGGTTTCATCTGTTTCCAACTCAGGATTGAACGAAATCCATATCTCGCTGCCCTGCTTACGGATGGTAGGAATCAGCACGTTCCAGCTTAAGCGGCTGGTGGTCTGGGCTTCTTCCACCCAGCAAATGTCTACGCCCTCATAAGATTTGATGTTGGCAATGTTGTTCTTCA